GCTCCAGTCGTTCTTGTGCGTCAGCCGCAAAGAGGACTTGGTGGATAAGACTGAAGACCCGGACTGTTTGTTCTGGAAAGTGGATTTCATTCACAAGAACCAACCCGGCTGGCTGAGGCCAAATGTCAATCGTAACAAGCTGCACATTTACAATATCGACAATGGTTCAACGATTGACGGTTCCTCCACAACCGGCGATGTCGGCAGAGGCGGACGAAGGACGGCTATCCTGCTGGATGAGTTTGCCTCGGTCGATGACGGACACGCCGTTCTTCGGGCCACCAGAGATACAACCACCTGCCGGTTGTTTAACTCTACGCCCAAAGGTACGGGCAATGCCTTCTATGACATGAAGCAGACGGATGTCGCTAAGCTGCGAATGCACTGGAGCAAGCATCCGATCAAGTCCAAAGGCTTATATTCCAGTGAGAACGGGGTTATTGTCATTCTGGATGATCGTCATCAAACGCCTGGCGGGTATGAGTTCATCACAGACGGCAAGCTCCGTTCTCCCTGGTACGACGCCGAATGCAAACGCGCGGCCCATACAATGGAGATCGCACAGGAACTGGATATTGACTATCTCGGCAGCGATTACCAGTTTTTTGATAATCTCGTGCTGGACAGAATTCAGAAGGAACTGATCCGAGAGCCGTTCCTGACAGGCGATATTGATTTTGACCTCAAGAGCATCACGGCACATGGTTTTCTGGAGCGGGAGAAAGGGCCTCTGCTTCTTTGGGCGTATGTGGATGCGAGAGGCAATCTTCCCGAAGACCGCAATTATTGTCTCGGTGTCGATGTTGCAACCGGCACGGGTGCAAGCAATTCCTGTATCACCATCGGCGACTGTAAGACAAGGGAAAAGATCGGCGAATACGCCGTCAACCGATACAAACCGCACGAACTGGCCAAAGTTGCCGTTGCGCTGGCAAGATGGCTCAAGGGGCCGTCCGGCACGGCACGGCTCGTCTGGGAGGCCAATGGGCCGGGGCGAGAATTTGGCGATACCGTTATAGAACTGGGCTATCGCAATGTCTATTACCGGGTCAATGAACGCAGTCTTTCCAAAAAGCAAAGCGATACGCCCGGCTGGTTTTCAACAAAGGAAGGCAAACTTGCCTTATTGGGGGATTACCGCAAAGCCTTAGCGTCCAGCGAATTTATCAACCGCTCTTATCAGGCGATTCGAGAGGCCAGGGAATATGTCTTTACCGCCGCAGGTTCTGTGGAACATGCCAAGAGCATTAACACCATCGACCCGACCGGCGCACGGGAAAATCACGGCGACCGTGTGATCGCCGATGCCTTGTGTTATCGAGGCATGAAGGACTTTCATTCACAAGCGGCTACGGAGCGGGACGTACCGGAAAATTGTATCTTCGCCAGGCGCGTGCAGGCGGAGAAAAGTAAACAACAAACACTTTATTGGTAAAGGAACAGACAATGACAGACTACTTCCACAAACTGACGAATTGGATTGACCACAATCGGGGACAATTTTTAGGGGTGCTGATTCCCGTGCTGGTTGTGGGACTGTTTCTTCTGATTGGATGCAGCGAAACGCAATCGCTGAAAGACCCTGCCGTGAAGGTGGATCGTCAGGCGTTTGCGATTGAGGCGCTGGAAGCGGAGCAGCAGCTAAAGCAGGAAACAATTGATGTAGAAGCCTTGCTTGAAAAGCATAATGCTAAGATTGCCGCCCACAACGAACGCAAAGAGGCGGGCATTGCTGACCTGGACCGGCAGGATGAGCGTAAGCTACAGATTCTTGAGATTACCTCCGGCGCTATCGGTGAATATGCCACCGGCGGCACAGTTAGCGGTATGTCCTTAGCGATGTCCCTTTTGAATTTGGCGGGTATCGGATGGGGACTTGGCAATAAGTACGACAATCTCCGAAAAGATAAGGTTATTTCTGAACAGAAGCAAACTGCGTAAGGGCATGAAACTCACCGATAACAACCTGAAACGACTGCGAGAGGCTATCCAGTATAGCCGCCGCAAGCTTATGCCGTTCCGTCAGCAGAGATATGAGGCAATCCGCCAGTATGTCGGATACCACTACTCTGATGACGGGACGGCTGATAGGGTTCCGGTGAACTTGCTGGAACTGGCGGTCAATATCTACACGCAGCAGATGGCGGCCCGCGCCCCAAAGGCGCTCGTGCAGACACGTTTCGGGATGTTAAAGCCGATGGCGTCGAATTTTGAATTGGCGTTAAACCATCTGATAAAGGAAATCCGCCTGGGGCAAAGCATTCGGCTGGCGGTTATTGATGCGCTGTTTAGCTTGGGGATCATAAAGAGCGGCCTTGAACGCAGAGCTTCTGTGGAAATTGACGGATACCTGCACGATGTAGGTCAGCCCTTTGCGGACGTTATTTCGCTGGATAATTGGGTTCACGATACGACCGCTACACGGCTGGAAAAAAGTCAGTTTATGGGTGATAGATACCGCCTGCCGCTGGATTTGGTCAAAGAATCCAAAGCATTTAAGAATACGGACAATTTGCAGGCAACGGTAAAAACCGGCTACAACGAAAGCGGCGACACAAAAGCCGAATCTTTGTCTCACGGCACGGAAACCGATCCCGATGAATACAAGGAAATGGTCGAACTGTGGGATTTATGGCTTCCGTCTGAAAACCTCCTGATTACGATCCCCGCCGAAGGTGAGGGGAAACCATTGCGGGTAATTGAATGGGAAGGGCCGGAAACCGGTCCTTATAAGATACTGTCTTTTTCTGATGTGCCGGGCAACATCATGCCGCTTGCGCCCAGCGCATTATGGATGGATTTGCACGATCTGGCGAACCGCTTATTCCGAAAACTCGGCAGACAGGCCGAACGGCAAAAGACCGTTCTCGGTGTGCAGAGCGGCTCTGAAGACGACGGAGACCGCATTATCAAGGCCAATGATGGCGAAGCCCTGAAGATGGATAATCCCGACCGTGCGAGGGAATACCGTTTCGGCGGTATTGACCAGCCTTCGCTTGCATTCCTTTTGCAGGTCAAGGACTTGTTTGTCTATCTTGGAGGCAATCTCGATTCATTGGGCGGCCTTAGTCCTATGGCCGATACGTTGGGGCAGGATCAACTGCTTGCGCAGAACGCCTCAAAGCGCGTTGCGGATATGCAGGATAGGGTAATTGAATTTTCCAAAGAGGTTATTGGCGATTTAGGATTTTACCTCTGGAATGATCCGCTTATTGAACTGCCGCTGACCAAGCGAGTACCAGGATTCGATAATCTGTCCGTGCCGGTTACGTTTGATGCTGAATCGCGGGAAGGGGATTTTCTCGATTATAACGTCGAGATCGAACCATTCTCGATGCAGCACCAAACCCCGCAGATGAAATTGCAGGCATTGGTTCAGGTATTCCAGCAATTCCTTGCGCCGTATGCTCCGATGATGGCCGAACAGGGGATTGGGATTAACTTTGAGGCCTTGCTTGCCATTATCGCCAAATACACCAATGTCAGCGAACTTGAGGATATTCTCGAATTTGCCGCACCGCCTTCAGTGTACAGACCCGGTGTTGTCGGCCAGCCTCCGCAGAAAATGACCATGCCGACAACCCGGCATATTTCCGAACGTGTGAACCGCCCCGGCGCAACCCGACAGGGTAAGGATGCGGCCTTAATGCAGACGCTATTAGGCGGCAATCCACAGCAATCAGAACTTGCAGCTATTAGGAGACCGACAGGATGAAGCCCGAAAATTTTCTTATGGACCCGATTATGCAGTACGGCTTTGCCGGTATGTGCGCTGTGCTTTTGATGATTCTGGTTTGGCTGATTCGCAACCTGATAAAGCTCTTGGAAAAGACCAATCAGATCATTAGCGCCAATACGCAGGCGATCTGTCAGGTCGATCAGCATTCGCTTGAGGCTTTGAAAATACTGCGTGATACGCACGATAAGATTATCGCACGTCCTTGTGTTGCCAGAAAAGAGAGGGAAAGCTGATGCCATATTACTGCTTTACAGATAACGAGGATAACACAGTCAACAGGTTCTACCCGATGGGGCATGCGCCTAAGCAGATCAGGCTCAGCGGCAAAGTGTTCAAGCGTAATATCCGCGCAGAACACGCCGGTACGAAACACGTTCCCGGCAACTGGCCGCTCAAAAGCGATGCGGCTGGTGTCCATCCCGACCAGGTTAAAGAGGCTTACGAACACTCGGTCAAGATTGGCATTCCCACGCAGTTTACGCCGGATGGACGCGCCATCTTTACCGGAAGACAGCATCGAAAAGACTACTGCCGCGCAATCGGCCTGCATGACAGGAACGGCGGGTACGGAGATCCATAATGATCAGCATTGTGAACAAAGCGGATACTGACTTCAACGAAAACGGGGAATTGTTTTACAGAGTACCCGATGATACCGCCTGTGTCATTATTCGTCCCAAAGGCGGATGTGTCTATTTGATTCCCGCGCCC